ACTTCTTTAATAGCTTCCTGGTTGATAAATTCTGAAAGGGTTTCATCTTCATTAATAGCCATTGCTTCTTTCCTTTCGGCAATTGCTCTTTCGTAGATTTTAGCTTCTACTTTTTTCTTAGCAATCTCGCCCATACGTTCAGCCTCTTTAAGAACTTCAGACATTTTCATTCTGCCTTCTTTTTTCATTTCTTTTTTTTCTTCAGCTTCACCAGCTTTTTTACCTTCTTCGTACTCGTAAGCACCTTCACCTTCTTTTACTTCTTCTTCTTCGTTTAAAAAAGTTAAAAATTTATTTTCGTAAGCTGTTTTAGGGCGCTCTAAAAATGGGTTGCCAAGTGAAGGGATTCCAGCTACTGCTTCTTCTAATAATTCTTTAAGATCATCGGAATTAACGTTTTCGGAAATTACTTCTTTTTTTTCTAAATCTTCATTTAGAAAGTTTTTAAATGTATTAAATTCTTTCATTTTATTTTCTTTTAAGTCTCCGTAGCCGGATGATTTATGTTTACCTTTTGGTTCTTCTTGTTGTTTTAATTCTTCATATCCTAAACCATCTACTTTAAAAGCAGCATTTTTAGTATAAAAAATTGGGTCTTTTTCTAAATTTTTAGCAACTACTTCTTTTGCTTCGTCCATAGTTAACTTAGGATCTTTTTCCATTTCAACTCTTAAACCATTTAAATACTGATCAAAGATTTGGTTATTTAAGTTTTTAGGATCTTTATAATCGTATCCAGCAATTTCAGCTTCTTCTACTTCTTTAGTAGTTTTAGATTCAGTAGCTTTAGCTTCTTCATTGATAAATTTATCAAAAGTAGAAAATGGATTTAATCCAGAAGAAGGCATTAAAGGAAATATATTTTCATTAATTACACTACGTTGTTTAAGTAATTTTGAAGTTTGATCAAATGTAGCACTATTAGGAACAACATTAGGAAATAAACGTTTTGCTTCCTTCATAAACACACCTTTGTGTCCTTTTCCTTCTTTAATTAGATTATATTGTTCTTGTAATGTCTTCATGTTTATAAATATTAGTCTTTATATAAATCCACATAATCAAATGCCTTTGATTTTTTTCTTAATTCTTTTTGATTAACAGGTTTGTAACCCATTTTAATGTATTGGCTATCGGGTGCTTTAGAGCCTTTTTTTCTAAAAGCATAGGGTGTATTATATCCCGGAGACCCCGCACTTGTAGAAATCTCTTTAACTACCTCAGAAATTTTACCTGTTGCCAAATCGTACTGGTCTGGGTAGTTGTTTCTAAACCAAGTTCTAAAATCATTAAAAGTATCTCTTATGTCAGCAGCCTGTTGTCTATAACTAGGATCTCCTCTAAGTTCTTTATCTTTAGTAAGAGCCATAGCATCAGTTTTAGCGTCTTCTAAGTTTTTAAAAAGAGTACTAAAACTTGGGAGGTCAATAATGGTATGAGTTATGCCTCCTCCTTCACCCCTTTCAGAAGGATCATCTGCCTTTGCATAATATTTTAAATCGTCAGCAAAAAAATCATCTTTAGTTATAGAACCATATCTATCCTCAATTTTTTTAAGGAAAGTAGGACTAAGCTCTGAGGGTTTAATTGCCATTACTTATAAGTATTATGTAATTCCTCAGTTAACTCATAATACTGGAGTAGGTTAATTAAATCATCGTTATTAATGCGAGAATTTTTATCGATTTCTTTAAGCAATTTAACTACTTCTAATAATTTAATTTTAGTAGCATCATCTTTTACTTTTTTAGCTTGAAGCTTAAGTACTTTTTTTACCTCGTTAATTTTATTATTGTAAATTTCTTTTAAACGAGGAGTATTATCGATAGAGTTCATAAACTCTTTAAGTACTCTTTTTTGTCCTCTATTTAAATTAGCATATTTACCATTAAATTTTTCAAGCATTACCTTATACGTAAGTACCCTTAAATCTTTATCGTATTTAGCAAATTCTTCTACTAAATCCTGTTTAACTTTTTTCGGGGATACAGGGCGTTCTGTTAAAGATTCTAGTATAGTAATTTTATTATCTATAATAGCATCAGTTTCAGATAATTTATCTGAATTGTAAATTTCTATTAACTTATAGAAAGCAGCATATCCCTTATAATTAGGAACCTGGTGTTTAAAGAATTCAGTAATATTATAATGCTTACTTATTTCGTTAATAAGATTATATTTTTCTCTTCTTAAAGCACTTCTATTTAGTTTGCGAGTTGCTTCTAATATAGTGTTAAGTGTTATTTCTGCTTTTCCCTCACTAATATTTTTATTTTTAAATAAAGTTTCGTAAAGTTTATATTCTTTTCCTAATTCAGTATTAGCAAATGATTTTTTTAAAATATTAAGAGAGTGAGATTCACCACCGTTAAGTGTATCAGCAGTTATTTGTCTCACTAGAAGCTCAAATAAAAGTCCCGTATTCTTATACTTAGAATGTTTGATTTTCATCGATAGGATTTTTTATAAATATATAAAGATTTTTACTCCTTTAGATTATTTTCATTAAGTAGCGACTCATCTTGCTCAAATACCAACTGTTTCCGATTTATTGGAATTTTTTTAAGCATATCTTTATTTTGGAAATAAGCTGTTTTAGCTTCTAAAGCTAATGGAGAACCTCCTTTATATGAGGGTTTAATAGAATTTGATTCATTTTCTTTACCCTTCATAGCATCTACTCCTAATCTATCTTTACTAAAGTTGCCATCTTGTGTGTTAATATTAGATACTTTTTCTTCAGGACGACCTAATTCTTTTTCGTCATACCCTGCAGGAACATTATCAGGATCATCATAATATCTACCTTTACCGTATAATGAAGCTAAATCATGTGGGGTACCATACGATTGTCCGGTTTCTAATGGATCATTTCCTTCAGCTTCTATTTGGCCCAAACGGAAGGCACGTTTAGCATCTTCTCTAGCTAAATCTCTAAATTCATTATATTCATCTTCACTTAAGTGGAATAAATGATCATAAATAAAGTCAGATGGGAATAACTTAGAATCAACCATTTGTTGAGCTAAATCCATTTTTTCCTTCATTAATGCTACTCTTTCTTGATCGTATATTATTGAAGGAGTAGTTAAATTAATTTCAAAATTAACTAGATCTTCACCATCATATCCCTGAGTGTAAAGGTGGACAACAGCAATCTTATATAATTCCGAAAGGATAATTCTTTGGATACGTTCTACAGTACGAGCAAATCTAATGTCTTCTGCTGCTAGTGTAGCTTTACCATTAGTATTCTCATCGTATCCTAAAAATGCTTTAGGCACTTTAAGGGCAGCGAATAGTTTATCTCTTAAATATTCAACATCCGTAATACCATCATAATTTAAGCCTGGGGTAGTTTCAATTTTAGTTGAAGCATCATTACCCCTAACAGGAATATAAAAATCTTCCAACATGTTCTGCATGTTGTACTTTAAATTATAGTCTCCCGTATTTTGATCAATATAAGGAGTACGCTTCATTTTAGAAATTGTTTTCTGCATGAAGTTTTCTATTTCAGCAGGTGGGATAGCACCTACATTAATATAAAAAATACGCTTTTCGGGAGCACGTACTATTCTATGAACTAACATGGCGTCTTCGGCCAACACATATTGCTTAAACAATTTACGAGCGGGTTCGACATAACTCCTACCATATGGAAGATAATTTACGTCTGATAAAAGTCTAAAGTGAGCAATTTCGTAATTATCAAAATAAATTCCTCTATCGTTTGCTGAATTTTTTCCTGAGCCTTGTAGACCACCAAAATATCCACCATATTCTCCACCTCCACTTAAACCATCTGGGTCGAATTTGAATTTAACGTCTACTTGGTGATTATTAGATTCACTAATTTTTTCTTCTCTAATAATATTATAAGCAGTATAAGGAATTACATTATAAACACCAAAGTTTTCAGCTATTTCTAATTTTAAAAAAAAATCACCATACTTACACATTTGACGAATCCACATCCAAAGATTAAATTCAATATTTAAAACATCGTAAAAGAGGTTATAAAGAATTTTTTGTAAATTTTCATCAGATGATTTAATTTGGAGTACCTCACCCATATCGTTTTTAAGGGTTGATTCATCACAAATAACATCTAAGGCTGATGCGATAATAGCATCAGTATCCATTGCCTCATAATCAGAATATAATTGAGTTCTTAATGTTTGATAATTAAGAGCAGGATTGTAAACAGGAGCCTGGTTTGTAGTATACAATCTATTGTATCTATCAACCATTGAATTAGTTTCAACTTGTCCTGTTTGTTGGTATTTGCTAAAGTCTAATGTCTTTAGTTTACTTCCTCCTACATTACGAATTAGTACGTCTGTAGAGAATAACCTTCTTAATCTTGTAAATACGCTTGTATCAGCCATAGTATATTAATATATGAATAAATATTACAAAATCCAACTAAAGTCCTCAGTTCCTCCTTTACCATTATCCATATGATATGGATTATCTTGACCTGTAGAGAAATATGCTCCCTGATAGGATGTAGTGGTTTTATGGAATGAACCTAAAGCTGCTTTTGTAACGTCTACTCCGTGTTGTCTAAATTTAAGTGCGGTATCTCTTACATATAAGCCAATACCAAAGCTCATAACTAAATCATCATTATAACCCCCTTGTGCTTCTGCTCTGCCATATTTCCAAATGAATGTTTTCATTTCCTCTACTAAACGTTTAGATTGTATAGTAACTCCCCTATCACTAACATATTCTTGAAATTTACCAATTACCATAGGGCGAGTTCTAGTTGACATTGTAAACCCCGCTGTCATACTTGAAAGATTTTCATAATTTTGTAGGTAAGATTCAGCACTAACATTGTCGGATTTAGGTGAATAGTATAAATTTTGATATCCTCTTTCAATTATAGTTTGAATTGTACTCCATCCAATGTTAGCATTTTCAACTATAAGTAAAGCATTATTATATTCAGTTGCTATTGCCGTAAGTATGTTACCAAAATCTTTAGTTCCTACTTGTCCTTTATATTCACCTACTTGTATAGCACTTTCAACATCAAAAATATGGAATGCTGAGTAGTCTTTACCGTCACCCCTAGCGACATCTGCTGAGATCATATATGTTCTAGTGTAATCAGCGGGTTCCCAAATCCATAGGTTTTGGTCAACTCCTCGTCTTTCTAAAGGTTCACGAATTGTAGTTTTTTCTATAAACTCCATATATTCAGAATAAAATACTACATCTCCTGAAGTGCTAAAATCGCAATCGCACTCTTGTGCTGCCATTCTAGGATCTCCTAGTAATTCGTCTTGTCTGTCCCTCCATTCTTGGTTTCGTTCGGGGTGAACATACCAAGGTAGTTTGATGGGGAGGAATTCATTTTCTTTAGCTTCAGCCCTAACCCACGTTTGGTGGAACCAATTACCAGTACCATAAGGAGTAGATAATGCTATGCATCCCCCACCAGTAGCAAGTGTTTGTTGAGCTGAGGCCCATATCTCACCAATATTTTCAATAAAGGCAGCCTCATCAATTATTAGGAGCGATACTGCTTCGGATCTACCTGCATCACTTGATGCCGAGGTGGCTTTAATTTGGGATCCATTTTGTAATCGAAGGGCTAATTTATTATTTTCTTCATATTCTACTTTAAGCCATGAAGGTAAATTTTCATACATAAATTTAACCTTTGTAACCATATTTTTAGCAGTTTCCTGCTTTGTAG